TTAAATCATATTTAATTCCCCATCGATAATCCTTGACAACTACACTCTACGCGTGGTATAATCCTGGACCGCCCGCCACGTAGCACAGCCGCGCGGGAATGTCAAGACCCTGGCCGTGCCGGGTATTATGTATGATTTATGGAATGGACGGGGGCACGAAAAAGCCCCTCGCGGTGTGGAGGGGCAATTTCGGGGTTTAGCTGTCTTGGATTGGTGTGGATGGGATTACCAAGTGCTTTAGTTGTTCGTAGTGTTCATCGATGTGCCAGCATGCCTGTTGGTAGGTTTCGAATCGTACACCGTCTACTTTGTAGACGATTTTCTTTTCGCGGATTACTGCGGCTGGTGTTACGGGGATTCCTTTGTATGTGGCGGGAAGTGGCTTGGCGTTCATTGTGTCGCTCCTTATTTGTGTAACTTAACTCTTGGTATAACCTTACCACAGAAAAATGGTTCCCGGGGAAGTGGGAACCATTTTTCTTGGATCATTTATTTGTGCCTGTCACACCAGACGTTTCCGTATTCGTTGGCTTCCTCGAATACGATGGTGGCGCATTCCACGCATTGGGTTCCGCTCATGTTCGCGACCTTTTGACCGGCCATGGTGGGATTCGGTCTTCTGGTATTCCAGCATCTATTAACATGCGTCTCAGGAATGACGCATATTCCTCCATTCTGCGCCGGAATGCCATTTCGGTTTCGAGTTGGTTGTAACTTTCGCGATTGCGTTGCTTTTCGGCGCGTGCTCTACCGGATTTCCCTGCCCGGTAGGCATCGATGATTTTGGGGACGATGGCGGGGCCTGTGAGCGCTACTATGAGCGCTGTGATTGCTGTGAGGATTTCTACGCTCATTTGGACGGGTCCAGATAGGCCCAATCAATGCGCCGGTAGCGCTTGATGCAGTCACAGACGGCCCACACCACGAGCACCAGCACAATCCAAATGGAGGGGTTATGTCTGGTGAGTGCGTAGTAAATGGCGGCTGGCAAGAGTGCAAAGAATCCGACGCCAACGATGATGAGTGCGATTCTCTCCCAGTGCCACCAACCCTTGATTGCGCTGATAGCACCGAGGCTACAGCCAAGGGTGAGCATGCTACCGACCACGCTTACCAGTAGTGGGCCGATGGTGGTTTGGATGAACTGCGGGTTTGCCGTCCCTGATACTGCGATGATTCCTCCGATTGCGCCAACAGTGTATTGGAGGATTTGCGCGGCTGTGATCACCCACGGTTGCTTGATCCAGTAGAGGAATTTCATTTCTTTTCCCCTGTGTTGGCTAGTGCTATGCCGTTGGTGACTCCGAGGATTGCGCCTCCGAGTGCTACCCATAGGCCAACTTCTGAGGCGTCCAGTAGTCCTCGTGCGACTACTACGGGTGATGCGGCGGCGACGATTCCGTACAGATATGCGCGTATTTTTGCGGACGGAATGATTGTTCCGTTGGTGGCTTCATATCGGCCCATTGTTTATAGCTCCCCAGCTAGTTATCGTGCGAATATTTCGAGCATACCTTGGCGGGTTTTGGCTTTGTCAAAGTACACGTTTTCTGCTTTAAACCCTGCACGCAGGACTTGCAATTGTTTGTCGGAATAGAATAGCAGCTTTTTTCCTTCTGACATTTTCTCGGGTAGTACGGTGTATAACATTTCCTGCTTTGGCCTGCTTTCCTGAATGTACCACTTATTCAGTTTCCAGTCACGCCAAATGGAATAGGTCCCGGCTTTCGTTTCGAGACTAAACACATATCCCGCATCGGGAAGTTTCCGCGCCAAGAGGTTATTGTGGTTATCTTTGAAGCTGTTACCCACCGCGTAATCAGCGTATTCTTTATCTGATTCAAGAATGAACTGTCCAAACCGGGTTTTGTAAACTTCCTTTTTAAAGTCCACATCATCGGGAAAATGGCAAACGAGAAAGTGAACTCCATCAGCGTTAGGAAACTTTTTGATCCATTCAATATCAGGCTTAGGCTCAATATCATATTTCAAAAAGTATGGATTGCTGATTGTCACCGAGTTAGCCAACATGTAAACTCGGGTGATTTCCTTCTCATCCCGGGTCCTATTAACAGTGCTGTAAAAATTTATCAGCGCTTCCGCTTCATTTGGCAGGTATTGAACCATGCCCTTTTCGATAATGAATTCATCAAAAATAATTCTACGAACCTTGGGAAATGCCACGGATTTCTGACTCTGCGCTGTAGAGAGTGCAATGAAATAACCTATGGTAATCCATTCACGCTTTTTATCATCACGCTTTTTAATGTGACTGTACTGTGCAAAGTGCTTTTCATACCTGAAATCATAATCAGGGAATTCCCCAGCAATGTCCGCAAAGAAAGTTTCCTTGGCAGTTTTCAACTCATCCTTATACCGACGCAGATAAATGAATTCTTCACCCTTTTTAATTCCCGCACGGATCGAATCCTTTTTAGCACCATACGTCTTACCCAAACCACGCCCACCAACCAACATATTGAGCACAGCATTAAACGAATACAACTTATCAAAATTATAGAAAACGCTCTTATCAAAAGCCACGTCAGATCACCACACCATTCGCACGCAAAATAGGCAACGGATCAAGGAAAACCGCGCCATTATTATACGGTGGTGCCCATGGATCGTCCCAACTACCCTGAATAATTTCAAAGTGCAAATGGGTTCCAGTCACATTCCCTGTGCCACCCTCGGTGAAAAGCACCGTACCGGCACTCACGGTTTGCCCCACAGCCACCAGCAACGTTTCGTTAGCCCCATGAGCGTACGTCATGGTGTAGGACCCATCCAGTGTGTGGCCTTTGACGTACGTCCCTGCCGACTCATTACCGCCTTCAAAAGCATCGTAAGCCCTTGTGATTACCATATCGGCTACCGACCTCACAGGACCGCCCACAGCGGCTGTGGTGGTGCTGATATCCAAGCCGTAATGAAACCCTCCCCACCGATACCCAAAACCACTCGTGACCGTCCCACCCTCCAAAGGGTGCGCCCACGAACCGGGAGGGGGAGGGTCCGTAGGCTCCTCCGGAGGCTCCCACGGCTCATACGTCCCCGGCGGCGTACCGGAATTTGCCGCGCGCGGCAAAAACCTGCCCCGCCCATCAGGAAAACAATCCACCCTCTTACCGTCGGTGTAATGCAACCGCATTACATCGCCAACGGTCTCCACATAACGAATAGTCCTATAATCCAAAGCCATGGTATCTACGATACACGTAATTAGCACGGTGGAGATAATGAAAGAAATCCCAGCCGCACTTAATTCGTGCGACTGGGATTTCATTAGTTGTGGGCCGGTTAGGAGGTGTATACGGGTACTACTCCATATTGGTTTCCTGCGTTGTCGTAGACGGGGTATCGGCCTTTGAGGGTTCCGAGTGCGGTTGTTCCTGCAATGTATTCACCAATTCGCAGTGCCATGATGTGATTGTATGGTTGCAAATTTAGGACAGTTCCCACGTTGGTAAACCGCCGCGCACCATAAAGAATGTTCCCTGTGGAACCTGCTTTTTCATAAACACCAGTACCACAGTTTTCGAGGACAATGTCACCGATGGTGTTGTTATTTCCCTCAATGGTGATTCCACCACCAGTGCCAGCCCCTTTACCGTAAGCGTCCACCGAGTTAATGCGTGCGCCACTGCACACCATTTCCACGGCGGTAAGGCAACCCCGCGTAATGACGTCTCCCACAATGGCAGGCCCCAGCAAATACAGTCCCAATTGGAGGGTGCCACCGGAGCCGTGAACCTCCACACGTTCCAGCGTGGGAGGCACGGTCACAAGTGACGAAACGTTTACCGCCGCGTCATACGTTTCGGAGGAATACACCGTGGCATGAACGTTATCCGCGCGCACCTGCAAAGCACCATAAGACCCCGAGTCGTTAACAATGTGGGTAAGGCCCCACCCTGCCCGGTGCGAATCGATGGCTTTGTTTGAGCAACGGCTAGTCACGATATCGGTGAAAATGTTTTCTGGTTCGCCGCCGAAACCGTCTGCTGTTTCCGCTGTGTTGGTGGTGAACGCGTGGCGGCATTTATAGGCTGTGCCGGTAATGAAGCCGTTGCGAGAGGCACCGGCCACGTTCCAGCCGTAACCGAAATGCACCAGTCCGTTGGCGTCGGGTGTGTCCTGATCCCGTAAATCGTGGATATGTCCCCCGCCCTCGAAACCGTCACAGTGGGCGAACAACACACCGGGACCACCGCTGGGGCCGATATTCAGGTTCACCACAGGATCATTCACCAGTGAGCAGTAAATCAGGTGGGTATTGTTTTCCAGCAAAGGACCGGAGCGCAGGTTACCCGAACCGGTAATGCTAATTCCCGGGTGCATGGAAACCTTGAAAGCCCTCAGAGAGGATGCCACCAGCATTGTCCGGTAATACGGCACATCAATATTTACCGTAGTGGAACCTGTCAAGGAAATGACTTTACGCAGGCAACCGAGTTTATCCGGTGCGCCCGGTACCGTGTCATTGGACGTAAGGAAAATGGTTTCACCCGGAACAAACCACGCGTTATTGTCCACGGTGAGTGTCCGGCCACGTGGCACCAAATCACCGGACATTGCTTTGGACAGTCCCCATGTTCCGGTGGCCTGAAATGCAGGGAAGTTTGCGTATTGCACAACGTCCCCATCCATAACCACTTTTCGGCGCGTGTTGTCTTTACCGGGAATCAGGAAATTGGTTCCACTTATTTTGTAAGTTCCCGCGCTGTAGAGCAGGCTTGCACCCAATGCGGCCGCCATATCAGACGCGGCTTGGATTGCCACCGTATCATCGGTAACACCATCACCTTTTGCACCAAAGTGCTTCACATCGATGGTGAGTTCGTTATGTCCCACGGCGGTAAGTTTGATTGCTTCCGCATTCAGTAGCGCGATTTCCGCTACTACTTCCTGAATGAACAAATCGAAACGCTCGATCCATTCATTCTTTGCAGTGGTTACCGTGTTTTCTGAGTTGGCGATAGCGGTTTGAAACTCGGTAAACATTTTCTCGAGCATGGTATCCGTTTCGGGTACCAGTGTTTCGTTAAGCCACTGCTTAATCGTTTCCAAGTATTCAAGGAATGTGGACGCGTCCCGATACGTCAGTGGCGAAATGTTGGTAATGGGTGTCATTACCGAGGGAAAAGGGCTTAATCCGTTAAAAACCATAGCGGCGGTATCCTCCAAAATTGTTCTGTGTAAATTCATCATCATTATGCCATATCAGCATAAACAATTCCCGCAAATCGGCAATAACCAACATATCCACATTCACCAGTGTTTGCCGTGCCCGGAGGATCAACTCAGGAGCGTGACCCTGATACCCGGTCAGGGTGTTTTCGTTGGTTCCCTCGGAAAGCGTGGACTGATTGTCCGTCTGATTACCGGTGGCTGTCGTTTCGGAAGTGTTGTCCTGTAGCTGGGTAGCGTAATCATCATCTTCACTTAGCTGTGTCTGTGGCGTATCGGAAACCACACCTCGTGCTTTTGATCCGCTTACCGACCCTGATTCGCTGGTGCCTGTGACGTTGGCCGTCGAATCCATTTGCGTGAGCGATTTCACGCTCATAGTGGACAACGGGTCCGCCTCCAATAGCCCCAGTTTGTAATGCTGATTGTAGAGGGGCATGATTTCATTCATTTTGGATTCCATCTGATACAGGAAAATATCGATGGTTTCGTGCCCGATTTCACGGTTCCAGTAATGACGCTCAATTTTCTTATTGAGGGTTTCCCGGTACGCTTCATCAAAAATGGGGTAGTTGTCCAAACCCATTTTACCGCCGGTGAATTTCAGAACGTCTTTTAGCGGAATAGTAAATGTTCCCATTATCTTCCTGCCCCCATTTCTGTGATACCTAGTGTGGTTGTGGAATCCAAACCACCAATATCCATTGCCTCAGAATCGGTATTGAACTCCACGGACACATTCAGAGGGTTCCCTTCCGCGTCCACATATTTATCGTTAATTTGTTCACACGCATACTGGCGCGAGTTAAGAGCAATTCCACGCGTGGCGAAAACCTGATCATCATTTGCCGCTACTTCATCAGCCACCAAACGCTCTTTTTTGTCCTGATTGGCATTGTTAATACCCATCATTGTCATACACTCATTCCAGAGTTTGGATTTGGCAATCATCAGGTTAAGCACGCCCACAGGATCACCACCCAAATCCAATACCTGAATGTTAGCGGGATTCATGGCGTCCTCTTCACCGTAAAGGACCTCAACCCCTTCATCAATTTGCCGGGCAATGTTGGCGTAGGAAAGCCTAGTGTTTGAGTTGGCGAAAATGATTTTTGCTTTACGCAAAAGTTTAGAGTTCGCCTGAATGGTGATGGTGAGTTCGGTGAGTTGTTCCGCGTAAACCTCCACAATATCAATATCAGGGGTCCGCAACATGTTGGCCCAAATGGGTACGCACTCGGAACCTTTGAGGGTTCGTGACTGATACCGCGTTCCATAGGTGCGGAACTGCACAGGGTTTTCGTACACATTCAGTGCGCCCATCGGCGCGGCGGCTGTGGCGAAAAACCGGCTACCGAACTTGGACACGAAATCAGGTTCCGTTTCTTCATAGAACGTCACCAGTGCATGCCGGAACAATTCCAGTTCAAGAAACCGGGAATCAATGGATTTGGGAAGCCCTGTCCACTTGAAACGGTTAATCGCCAACTCGGTTAGGTGGCGCATATACATGGATTTAATCAGGAATTTGAGGTTCCGGTTAGGGTTGTTTTTAAACCCACTGGCGTAGGGTGCAAAGTAATTGTCCCTGTACATCAAATCCCGGTTCCCACCGGTTCCCCTGTTACGTCCCATTAGATTACTACTCCTGTCAGTGGCGCATTATCAGATATATCGATATTTCCGATATCAGCCGGATTACTCCACACTGTAACACCCTTCTCGAAAATTCCCCTAATAACCTGCTTAAAGGATTCCGGGCACTGGGATGAAGTGATATAGGTTTCCTTGAGTTTCCAATAAGTGAACTTCTCCATCACCATAAACGACTCAGGGAAATTCGTGGAAAAACGGTTTACAGCGTAACCGTACCGTAGCCAGAAATCACCGACTTGTTGCAAAGCCGCGCCGCCCAACATTTTCAGCTTGACGTCATAACCCCATTTGTAGTTTGCGAGGTTAAAAGCATCCCCTCCCATTTGCCCTGACGTTGTGGGCTGAATCAACCGTGCATCCTGAATCTTTGACTGAATGCCCGCAATCGCGTTTTCATAGTCACCCTGATTAGCGAACGTTGCATAATCAAAGTTGGTATCCCGCGCATACTGGTCATTCGCTGTCGTGGCTTTATTGGTTGCCAGAGAGCTACTGGCATTAATGCTGTTAGACATCATTTGCTGATTAGTCCCAATGGCATAATCCGCAATCGTGTTCGCCATGCCCAACGGGTTTGCCAGATTGTTAACACCACCTTTAATGGCGTTATAACCAGCGGTTTCTACACCAAGCGTAGTTTGCCTTTGAGCCGCATTAATGCCAATACGGTTTACTTCCTTACTGGTGTTAATCCCCTGCCCCGCCATGTTGTAAGCGTTGGTCGCGCCAACCTGTGCTTTTTGCTGGCCCCAATCAGCGCTTGAATGCTGATAGGCAATGGAGTTAGCGCTTGACGCCATGTAGGACAGGTAGCCGTTATTAAGGATGCTGAATTGTGGGAAATTGAAAATGCCTGTCATGGTATCAAGGAATTCCCCACCATCATTCAGGACGCCATGCTTATCAGTTTGCGCGGCAACGTCCCCCGCGTTATACCGGTACGGGTAAAACGCCAGCCGCTGGGATGGTGGCGCAAAGTGGGGAACCTCAACCACGGACATATCAGCATCAGCCCATGACTCGGGTTTAAGCAACAGTGGGGCACCGTTATAACAGGTAAGTTCCAGCACCATATACGGGTACGTCCAAAACTTTTTGAGGTGTTGGAAACGGTCCGGCAAATCAACGGTATCCCTCCAATTAGACGCCATTGTGGTTTTGACCTTTTCGAGAGAACCGCCAAGAATGCGTTCTCCCCACACCGTTTCTCCGAGTGTTGCCTCGGTTTCGTAAATCACATCGGTATGTTCATAATTCAAGCCGTATTTGGTGTAGGAAGGTACGGCGGTAATTGAAACTATTCCTTGAGTAACCCATGGCTTATCGGCAAACTCTGCCAAGAATTTTGAAAATTGCGACGTTGCAAAATACCAAATTTCAGCACCGTTGGGAAGGTTTTCCATTTCAGAACCGCGTGCCGATTCAAAAACGGGTGCATCCACATTCCCGTAATTTCCTGTCTGAAATGAGACGTTGGTTACCACCATAATATCGTAATAGGTGAGAATAGGGTCACCCTCTGCGGCGGCATCGAGAGCGGAAGCAATTTCCCGTTGCCACTGCTTTTTCATCCGATATTCCCCACCAATATCCAACCCCTCCGGAACCGTAAGGAATTCACGCCCGTAATCGGCAAAAGCGTTTACGTTCGCAATTCCGATATGCCCCTGTTCAATAAAGCAGTTGCCGAAAGTGATTCCGTAACCGAATGTTTGCCACACATCGAGTTGCACCATAATCTCTGTGCAATTCGGGTTCACGTACACCACATCGGTAATGAAGTAGTAGAACGCGCGTGCCGTATC